CACATTTAGAAAATGTTTATTAAAAAATCACAAAAGGAAATCAGCGAAATGACTGATGAACAAGCGGAAATCTACGCAAAAGGATTGGAAGCACACAACGCGGAATTACAAAAAACAGCTATTGCGGAAGCATTGAAGCCTATTAATGCTATTTTAGAAACATCTGCAAAAGAATTAAAAGACTCTCAGGAAACTATTAAGCAATTGCAAGAAAAAGCGGATGCCGTTATTTTAACAGCGTTTGAAACTTTGTCAAAGGAATTAAAAGACAACAAAGATGCATTGGTTAAAATTGGTAAAGGTGGTCAAGGATCAGTTGAATTAAAAGCACTTTCAAACAGAGCGTCAATTGACCCGAACCTAAATTATTTGGCATTAAACGAAATTACTCAATTAGGAGTAAAAAGAAGAAGCCTTTATGACGTTTTGCCAAAAGTTCAGGTAGGAATTGGAAACCACAATGGTGTAATTAAATACCGCGATTGGGATGAAGCAACAACAGTAAGAGCCGCCGCAAGTGTTGCAGAAGGCGCAGCATTTCCAGAAAGCACAGCAAAATACAAAGACTACACCGCAACTCTTCAAAAAATTGGCGATACTTTGCCCGTAACAGAGGAGTTCTTTGAAGATGAAGTACAAGCAGCAGGCGAGTTGAGATTATTTTTAGAAACAAACGTAAACACGGTAATTGATAACCAATTAATTAACGGACCTGGAACAGGCGTAACTCTTTTAGGATTGGTTGCAACTGTGCCAGCATTCGTGCCAGCAGCAAGCGGAATCCCAGGAGCAAACATTTACGATTTGGTTAAGAAAGTAAGAACTGCAATTGTTTTCAATAGAGGTTCTAAATATTCCCCAGATATGGTTTTGATGAATGCAAACACTTTAGACCGTTTGCAATTAGACAAAGACTTAAATAATAACTATACTTTTAAAGATGTAGAAAATGTTGGTGCATTGGTTATTATCGAAGATAACAACATGCCTGACAACGTTTTAATAGTTGGAGACAGACGTTATGCACGAATATACGAAATGGGCGGAGTAACTATTTCAGAAGGCATGACAGGAAATCAATTTATTGAAGATGAAATGACTTTAAAAGCTAGAAAAAGAATGCTTTTATTGGTTAAAAACGGCGACCGTTCAGGATTCTTGAAAGTTACAAACATCACGACTGCATTAGCAACATTAGCAACTTAAGAATATGAAAGCAAATCACGTGGAAGTAGTTTTTACAGAAGATTGTGAGATTTTCAAAAAGGGCGATAAACATTGTTTTGTTCGTTCTACGGCATTTTCTTTGGTAAGCGAAGAGAAAGTAGCAAAGTTTTCTACTGATCAGGATGCTTTTTTTAAAGCGGAAGCAAAGGAAAAAGCCAAAGCGAAAGCGGATGAAAAAAAGAATGCAACGATACAAGTAGAAACAACCAAAACTGAATAAACCAATATGTACATAATAAACGACAGTTATTTTCAACCAAACAGCCGTGCAATTCCAAATTTGGATGAAGCAGATAGCAAAACTTTTGCTAATTTAGAGTTATTGATTGACGAAAATTGTCGTTTGTTGTTGCTTATGTTCTTAACTAAAGCCGAAATAACAGAACTCGAAACCTATTTAGTTGCGGGGATTTTTCCAACTGATACAACTGGAATACCTCAAAAATGGATAGATTTAGTAAACGGAAAAGGCAATTGGAAGGGACTTGTTTACAGTTTAGGCACGGCAAAACAATCATTGTTAGCGGACTATGTTTACTACTTTTTTTTAGTAGATGAAGTTAGCTATATGGCAGGAGTTGGAGACGTTAAAGCATTCCCAAAAGGCGCGACGGGCGTTAATCCTACTCAAAGAATTGTTAGGGTTTGGAATGAATTTGTAAGGGAGTATCAAGGCGCAAATGACTATTTTTATCATTCGTACACAACCGTTTTTGATTTTAATGATCAATTTGAAAACGATTCTTTGTTAAAATTTATTTATGATAATCCAATTTACTTAAACAGAAATCCTAAAATATTTGAATTTCAAAATCAGATAGGAATATGATAGTTTCAGAAAACATACTTAAAGAAATATTTTTGCAGTTGCCACCTTTTAAAGACAGCAACAACAAAGATTTTCCGATAAAGTATGAATGGGGAGATCAAGCCGACTTAATTTTGTTTTTAAAAACCATTGCAGGAAACAAGTACCCTTTAATTTGGTTAACATCTGGAGACGAAGCTGTAAATAGATACAATCATTCGTTAACGAGAGTTTGTAGATTGCTTTTGGTAAAGGAAAGTAAGTTAGTTACAAATAGAAATCCGACCGTGTGGAATACTGAATTTGAAAACGTATTAAATCCATTATTAAAAAACGTAATTACAGCACTTGAAAAGAGCGGTGTAACTGCAATTATAGGAGATTATACGCAAAGAAAAGAAGCAAACTATACAGAGGAAGACTTAACCAAAGTTACTGATTTTTCAAACGTCATTGTTTTAGATATTACAATTCGATTTGAGGAAAAAGCAAATGGAGAGCCTAAATGCATTAATACAATTAAATTCTAACAAATGAGAAAAGCAAAAAAGGTAGCAGTAAAAGAGGAAACTTTTAGCGTGCTAAAGCAATTCACAAAAGAACGGGTTTATAACCTAAGCGAAACTATTTCGCTAAACAATAAAAAAGAAATTGAATTTTTAAAAATAAACAAATACATCAAATAAAATGGCATTATCAGATTTATTAGCACAATTAGACGTTGTCGCGTGCGATGCGGGAGACGTAAAAGGAACGGGGTTGGCGGGTTGTCCGTTCGATTGGGATAGAATTGAAACAGTGGAATTTTCCGCTAAAAGTTTTCGATATTCTGATGCTCAGGACCTCGATTATATCAAGGAGCAACAGCAACTTGGAAATTTAGTAATTGTAAAAGGTTACGAAAGTTTCACACAAAATACACCAGATCCAAACGTAAACACGGTTGAAGGTTCAGGGTTTAAGCAGGTAACTGGAGAAATGCCTACTGAATTTACTGGAGTTTTAAACAACGGGGTTGTCAATTGGAAAGCGTTAAGAACTTTAAACGGAAAAGACAATTACAATGTAGCGTTTTATGACGTCGCAGGAAACAAAATCTTTACTCGCACAAAAGGTGGAGAAGTCAAAGGCTTTGGATTGAAAATGCTTTTTACAGGAACTTACAAAGGTAAAGAGGGCAACAACCCGTCTATGCAAACGCAATTGATGCAGTTTTCTGACTTGCTAGAAATGGAGCGTATGGTTTACATTACTTCTAATCAATTAGACTTTGACCCGTCCGATTTAGACGGTGCAAATGATGTAAACATTGTTATTGATCCAATATCAGTAGCAGCGACTACTTTGACTTTTAAGCCAACTTTATTGGATCGAACGCATTTAGTTGAGGGATTGACTTTGGCAAATGTTTTAGTGAAAAAAGATGATGTAGTAGTTACACCAAGTGGTTTGATTTATGCTAATGGAAAAGTGGCTTTGACAATAGCAGCCGCGAGCACTGGAGTTTACACGGTTAATTTAGCATCTTCTACGTTGGCAAATTCAATAGCAATTAACATAGGTGGTGTTTTATACAAATCCGATATTGCAAGCGTTATCGTTTCGTAATGATTAAAATAATGATTTTAAAGCCGTGCATTTTGTACGGCTTTTTTTATGTAAATTTGTGATATGATAACGATTAACGATTATTTGCGAAAAGTCCAATTTGTCAGGGATAATATCCTTAACGAAACAGAAAATTCAGTTGCTCGAAACGAAAACAAAATCATAAATTTAAACCTTAATCAAATTGAAAGTAGCAAGGGAGTTGACGGATTAATTCTAAAAAATAAAAGTAGCGTTTTTTCTGGTGTTTACAGTCTAGCTACCCAAATGATTAATCCTTTAAAAATAGCGGGCGACTCGTACAATTTCTTTGATACAGGCGATTTTATGGGAAATTTTCAAGTCAATATGAGTTCAGATTTAACGAAAGTTTTAATCACAAACACGGGTACAGGTTCAGGCGACAAAAAAGCATTCTTTGACGGGTACCAAAATAAACTAATAGGACTTACAAAAGAAAATGCCTTTAAGCTAAATTACGAAATAATAAAACCAGATTTAAATAACTTTATAAAAAAACACTTATGAAAATATTTCAATCAATAGATGAACTACCTATTTATAATTTTGATAGATTTTTAGCTACTCAAGACAATAATTGGTTACTTAAAAATTACGATGGACGCGCTAAAAGAATTGACATTGGTACGCCTGAAATTGAAATAATGGAGCAATATTACAATGCTTTGCAAGATAGAAGTTTTGAATTAAAGCTACAAAAGTGGGCAAAAATTGACAATCTAATCGCAAAATACAAAGCGGTTGCAGAAATTATTTTTATAATGTATGCAGGTTTTGAAAACACAATACTTGGTCAAGAATTAAGATTTGCTTTAATTCAGGAATTAAAAGCGTGGCGTTATAAAATGCCAGAAATAAATTCAGTAGTTGGCGACATTGAAAATCTCAATAGAATAAGTAGTGAGTTGCAAGGAATAAAAAACCAAATTGCAATATTGCAAAACGAATTAAAAGACGACGGCAAAAAAGAAAACATATCGCTTTATAAGCAATTGGCAATTATTCAAATGGGTTTAGAAATTGCACCTATAAACCCGCGAAAAGTGGTCGTTGCTCAATGGATTGAATATGTAAAAATAATGCAAGAAAAGGCAAAACAAAACTAATAAAATGGCAAACGCAATAGATACGATTGTTAGTAAAGAAGCAATTAAAGGACTTACAGAATTAGAATTAAAATTAAAAAATTCGGTTGCTGAAATTATTAAATTGTCAGAGGAAGCGCGAAAAGCAAGCGGAAATTTAAGTAAAATAAATACTCCAAAAGACCTTAACGCAAACAATACTAATAACTCTAAATTAACAGCTGATTTACAGAAACAAGCGACTATTGTAGCTAGTTTACAGAAACAAATTGTTAATCTAACAGCAGCAAAAGCACAAAGCAATGTAAAGACTACTGAAGAAATTATAAACACGAGAGTTTTAACTCAAAACGCAAACCGACAAGCATCGGCAACATCGGTTTTGGCGGGTGCATATGCTAATTTGTCGGCACAACAATCTATTGCTAGTAAAAGGTATCAGGATTTAATTGTAAGAGGGAAAACCGCAAGCCAAACGCAATCTCAATATAATAAAGAATTAAGGACGGCACAAACTCAATTTCAATCTTTAAATACAAGAGTTTTAGCGGCTGATAGGGCCGTTGGAAGGTTTAACAGAAATGTAGGTAATTATCCAAAGCAAGCGATTTTAGGCATTGGAAACCTAATGAGAGCCTTTGGAATGGTTGGTGGATTAATGCTATTTGCAAACATTGTAAAAGGCGCGTTTAATACAATCAAAGAGTTCGACAAAGCTAGCGCAGATTTAGCAGCAACATTGGGCAAAAGCAGAAAGGAAATTTCAGGATTAACCGATAATGCAAAGCAATTAGGGGCAACAACTAAATTTACTGCAACTGAAATAATCGGTTTACAAAAAGAATTAGGAAAACTAGGTTTTTCAGAGCAAGAAATATTGAATTCAACCGCCGCAATTAGTCAATTAGCTGCAGCAGTTGATACGGATTTAGCAACAGCGGCATTAGTTGCTGGTCAAACATTAAGAGCGTTTAATTACGAAGCAACGGATATGCAAAGAGTGGTTGACGTAATGGCAAAATCATTTACTTCATCGGCTTTAGACATATCTAATTTTACCGAATCAATGAAGTTTGTGGCACCGGTTGCAGCGGCATCAAACATTTCAATTGAACAAACAGCGGCTTTGTTGGGCGTTTTAGCAGACAATGGTATTAAAGGCTCAATGGCGGGTACATCATTAAGACGTATTTTAACAGATTTGACAATGACGGGCAAGCCTTTTGCTGAGGCATTAAAGGAAGTTTCAAAAAACGGAATAAGTGTAAAAGATGCGTTTGATGAAGTAGGTAGAACGGCTCAAACATCGTTGCTTATTTTAGGTAAAAATATACCAAAAGTAGAAGCGTTAGGGATTGCTTTTGAAAATGCGGGCGGTTCGGCTCAAAAAATGGCAGACGAACAATTGAAAAGTTTAAGCGGTCAATTGACTTTGTTAACATCGGCTTACGATGGATTTATTTTAGCTGTATCAGAGGGAGAAAGTTCTTTGTCTAATTTTTTACAAATTCCAATAAAAAATGTAACTTTATTTTTAACATTGCTTTCATCGGCTTTTACTTCAAACGAAAAGTTAAGAAAAGGATTTTTACAAAGACAAAAAGAGGAAGGAGCAACAAGCGCAAAAGAAATATTGTCTAAAATAACGGATACGGACGAAAAAAAGGCATATGCAGAAGAGGCTATCGTTAGGACTAGAAAAGAAATTGCAAAAAATACAGCTGAATTTAATAGTTTGTTATTAGAAAATGCAGAAATCGAAAAGAGCAGAACAAACAAAAGGCAAGTAAGTCCAGAGCAAGAGGCAAATAAAGCGCGAATGATTGAGTTAAACAACTTAAGTTCGCGTTTAGTAGGGTATGTTGAAGGGTTGAAATCTGTTTTAAAAGTAGAAGGCAAAATAGTTGAAAGCACAATACAAGAGACGTCAGAAACAAAGAAAAGCACAAAAGAAAAGCGCGTACAAATAGAAGGTATTGAGGCGCAGTCTAAATCTTACGAAAGTCTTTTAATGCAATTAGAAAGTCAAGTTTCTATTTTAAAAGAGGTGCAAACACAATTTAGCAATACCAGTGAGGACTACCAATATTATCAAAAGCTAATTGAAGATACGCAAAAATACATTGATGCAATTAAAGACAGTGAAAATTCTTTGGCAGGTAGTGCAAAAGCTGCCACTGATAGATTGTCGCAACAAGCAAAAGCGACAAGAGATTTAACGGAAGCAATAAAAGATTTACAAGGAGCAACAGACGATTACATAAAAAGTTTTCAAGAAGGATTTTTGGCAGATGCAAATTTGTCTTCTTTACAAATATTCTTTGATGGCACTTTTAGTAAGCTTTTAGCGGGTGCGGATTCATTACAAGAAAAGTTTACGG